CTTTCTTCGTCGTCGTTGTCTTGGCCCAGATCGCCACCGCGAGCCAGGCCAGGCGGGCGTCGCGGTTGGCCTGGTCGCGCCGCCGCGCATTCTCGACCGCGAACTCCCGGTAGAGCTCGCGCGGCGTCAGGGCCCAGAAGAGATCCGGAGCGAGGCCGATTTGTCGCGCCTGGAGGTAGAGCGTGTGCCAGTCATACCAGCCGTCGCTCGGTCCACGCCCGGCGGCGCGCCGTTCGTTTTTTTTACGACCCCCTGATCGACCGCATCGGGCGCGGTGTAGAGCAGCAGCTCATTGAGCGTCTGCAGCACGCGGGGAAACGCGCGAATCCCGCCGAGCGCGTCGATCAGATCGTCGACCTCGGCCAGCGTGACCGCGTCGTGATGCCGCTGGAGCGCGCCCCACAGCAGCACCGCGATGTACTCGACGTCCCCCGCGCCGGCGCCCTCGACGACGTCCTTGAAGGTGACGCGCCCGCCGCCGGCGCGCACCGCCGCCTGGATCTGGCGGAGCGCCCTCATGCCCAGCGCCAACGTGTAGGTCGTGCCGGCGATGTCGAGATCGACTTCGCCCTGTTCGGGATTCGCGGCCATCGGGTCCCCTTACGGCAAGTCGGCCGAGAAGTCCCGGAGCGGCGTAATCTCCGCAGTAAACGGGATCTTGCTGTCGATACCGATCTCGCCCGGCTGGAACTTGGTCACGACGCCGCGGAACGGCATCTCGAGCCCCGGGGATCCGTCCGCCAGCACGATTTTGAAGTTGGCTTCGGTGCGGGCGCGCCACATCCCGATCAAGCCGCCATTGGTGAAGCCGTCGCCGCCGGCGTTGCTCTGCGAGCCGTGCCGCGGGCGCCAGTTGCCCGAGATGGCAAACGGACCGCTGTCGCGCAGGCCCGCCATCTTCTCGCGGTGCGCGTCGGGACTCCTCAAGTGCGTTTTGTCGATCACGTTGGTCGACATATCGCCGGGCGTGATCGTGTCCACGTCGGCAACGGCGACGTAGTCTTCCGGGGACGTGCCGCCCTGGCCGACCAGGAGCTGCGCGCCATAGCCATTGATGGCCTCGCCGGCATAGTAGGTATCGGTGACATCAGCCATGAGATCGTCTCCTGTTATCCGTGAAACCAGACCAGCACATCGACCTCGACGCGAAGCATTCGCGTCTCAGCGTCGTACCCTTCGCGCAGGTCATCCGCGAGGATCGCGTTGACCGCCAGCCCTGAGAGATCGCCGTGATAGCCCACCAGGCCGGACGGCGCGCCGCTGGTGAGCGTGCCGCGCACCGCGGCGGCGAGCGTGTGCACCGTGTCGTAGGGATCGGGACCGTGCGTCTCGGACTCGATGGCGTCGATCTGGATGCGCGAGCGGCGCAGCCAGTCGTCGCCGCGCAGTTGCATCGTCGAGACGCGATCGATCTCCTGGAGCCGCAGCGCCGGCGCCGTGACCGACTGCGGAAACTTGAGCGTGTAGATGCGCGTGCCGGTGATCGCCGTCACCGCCGGCAGCGTGACCAGCCGATCGCGGAGCGCTTCGCAGAGCGTCATTCCTCGCTCCCTGGCGCCGGCGCCCCGACGACCTCGAAGCGCTCCATGAGTTGCCAGAGTTCGTCTTTCAGAATCTTCAGCGCGTCGCCGCCGGTACTGTCGAAGGCCGGCCGCATGAACGGCTGCGCCGACATCCGCACCGTGCCGTATTCGAGGAAGAGGCCATAGAAGAACCGCTTCTCGGGACCCACGGCCACCGCGGCCTGGAACTCATCGACGGCTTCCCAGCGCCCGCCGGCGACGGAGCCGACCTTGCGCGCGACGCTGATGACGATGTTGTCGGCGAGGTCCGGCTGCGGCGGCCGGCGCGGCGCCAGTTGCGCCATCCGATCGCGCATCGGGCCCGCGGCGGCCTTGAGCGCGCCGTAGAGCGCACGCCGCCGCACGGTGAGCGCGACCGCATTGAGTGCCCGCGCGAGCTCGGCGCCGCCAGTGAGATTCATTTTCACGTTCACGGCGCCGCCTCGACCTGGCTGTGGACTTCCGTGATGAGTTCGAGCACGCGGTGGCGGCCGACTGGCTGCGCCGCGAGAATGTCGTAGAACCGGCCAAGGTACGCGAGGCGCCGGAGCTTCGGCACATCGACGCGCTCGGGATCCATGTCAGCGCGGTACGCCATCTGCCAGGACGTCGTGCCGAGCGCCACGTCCGCGTCGGTGCGGGCGCGTTCGACGGCCTCGAGGTCCTCGCGCGCCATCGCGACGGTGGCCAGATCGGTCCACTCGTCCTCGGTCGGGAAGCCCGAGTCGGTCTCGCCTTCGGTGAGCGCCTGGAGGGTGACCCACTTGTCACGCGCCCCGGCGCCGGCGGCGGATCGGTCGCGGCGGAATCTCATCGCGCGCGACTCCAGGACTTCGTGCCGCCGTAGTGCTCGCGCACCCACGGCAGCTCTTGCGCGTGCCGGCCCCACGGGTCGTAGACGCCGTGGAAGTTGACGACCCGCGCGCCCGGCGGGAGCTTGCGACGGTGGCCGGTGACTTCAAAGTGGCGGCGGAAGGAGAGCACGCCGTCCTCGGGCGTGAAGACGGGTTGCCCCGGCCCGAGGACGTGCGAGATCCACGCTTGATCGCCGCCCCGCCCGCCGGCCTGGTAGGCCGCCTGCGGCGAGGTCGCCGGGTCGAACGTGTCCCAGATCTCGGAGCGCGTCCCCGGCGTGTGCAGCCACAGGCTCGCGTTGTAGTGCTGCGTCTTCGGCCAATCGGTTTCGTTCCAGATCACGAAGTCTTCCGGCCGCTCGAAGAGCGGCGTCAGGTCGCCGCAGATGACCGTGTCGAGATCGAGCGAGACGTAGCGGTCGCCGAACCAGTGTCGCGCTTCGGCGGAAAAGGCCCGGAGCCGCACGTAGCAGCTCGGCCAGTTCTTCCCTTCCGGCGGCGGGATATGGAGCGCGTCCTGCCAGATCGGGTGCGTCTCGATGCCGTCGAGCCCGCGCGGATCGTCGGTGACGCAGACAAAGCGGTGCGGTGCGGTGTAATGCGTCGCGACCATGCGCTTGAGGGCGTGCACGGTCTCCGGCGGGTACGTCGAGCGGTAGCCCTTCGGCGGCGTCCAGCGCCAGCAGACGACGGTCAACATGCGACCTCCGCGGCGAGCGCATCGGCCAGCGGCACGTTCGGGAAGGTGTGCAAGTGCGTCGACGGCGTGCAGTTGACGACCTCGATGCCGTGCCGCTGGAGCTCGGGCGCGAGGCCGAGGTAGGCCGCGCGGAACGTCGCGTACTGCTGGTCGGTGGTCTGGTGGAGGACCGCCGGATGGGCACCGAAGAAGTGGGCTTTGCCCCACACCCGGCCGAGCGTGTACCCGAGCAGCAGGATCCGCCGCGCGCCGAGGTGCACGGCGAGGTTGATCGCCGCGTACCCGGAATGCCGGCCGGTGCGGAGCCCACCCGGGTCCGGTTCGAGGCCCGCCTCGCCCGTGTTCGTGAGCACCTGGACGTCAGCGTGCTTCGGGATGGGCGAGGCGTCGCCGGGCCGCCAGCCGATGCTGACTTTGGTCCCGGTGAACGCCTGGACGGTACGAGACGGCCCCACGACCGCCCACCAGCGGCGATCGGAGCTGTAGAGGATATCGGCCCAGGGCACCAGCCGGATCGCGTCGTTGACGGCCACCACGGGGACCCGGCCCCGCAGCGGCGCCACCGCCAGGTCCGTCAGGGTCGGCCCACTGGCGACGACGGCCACCGTGGCGCCGGGAAACGTCGGGAGGCTAGGCAAGACTCGGCCTCCGCAGTCCGTGCAGCTTGCGCCGGATGTTCGGCTTGAGCCAGGCGCCGGCGTCGACCGCTTCGAGCCGCAAGTCGGCGTCATCCCCGCGGAAGCGGTAGTAGTCGCCGAGCGTTTCGAGGATGGCGGCGACGACGATCGCGTACTCAAGATCCACGGTGGGATCGGTCGCGTCCGTCCAGTCGTTCTCCTCGCGGTCGAGGTACTGGAGGATGGCCGCCGTCGCCGAGGCGAGCTTCAGCGTGATGTCCGCGAGCTCGATGGCGGCGGTGTCCGGATCCAGCTTCAAGTGCTGCCGCGCCTGCTCGAACGTGACCAGGGTGGTCGCCATCAGTAGCGGACCCCCGGCAGCCCTTGCGCGCCGCGGTCGCCGGACTTGCCTTGTGGCCCGGCCGGCCCCAGCTTGCCGGGCTCGCCGCGCTTGACCGCCAGTGTCCACGCCTTGCTGGTCTCGATCGGCTTGACGCCCGTGTCCTCGGCCGCAATCCAGAGCGACCCGCCGTACGTCACGGCGTCGCCGACTTCGTACGTCGCGTCTTTCTGGTAGTAGCCGCGGTAGAGGACCGCCGGTGTGTGCCAGGTCCCCACGACCACCCCATCGGCGGCGCGTGTGACGATCACCGTGCGGCCCTCTTGACGGAACGTGACGCCCTCGAGCGTCCCATCTTTGCCCGCCGCGCCGTCGACGCCGTCGCGTCCAGGCTTCCCGGCCTCACCCGCAGGACCGGGCACCCCAGGCAAGCCGTCGCGCCCGTCGCGGACGGTGAGCGTGGCGATGGCCGTCTCCACGGCTCGGTCGACGGCGCGTTGGACGTCACGCGCGACCAGGCGCTCGAGCGCCGGCGCGATCTCTTCGAGGAGTTGCACGACGGCAGGACTCATCGGCTCAGCCTCAGGAGGTTGCCCTCAAAGCCGCCCTGGTCGACGATGCGCCAGCCGTTATCAGCGCGGAGCACATAGCCCGGCCAGTGCGGCGCCGGATCCACGGCGAGCCCGCAGGCGAGTTGGTCGTTGTCGAGAATCTTGAAGTACGTCCGGTTGGCGCCCTTCTCGGGTTCGTTGTGCGGGCTGTCGGTGTTGTAGCGGTCGCGATGGTGGACCGGGCACGGCCCGTCGTCGTACTCGGTCCCGCGCACGAGCTTCTCCGTCGTACCGGCGCGCATATCGAGGACCGTGGATTTCCACACCGCGCCGACCGCCTGCGCCGCCGCCATCGCGTCGGGCGTGCCGGACATGCGGCAGTTCTGCAAGTCGTTGTCGTGGCTGCTGTCGAACGAACTGAAGCCGCCGTGCAGGCAGCCGCCGGCGCCCATAATCTCGCAGACCGCGGCGTTGTCGGCGTGCTGGCGCGGCGTCGTGCCTTCGCCGATGCGCTGCGGCTCGCCCGAGATCGCCGGGATCCGCGCGGGCGGATACGACCCCAAGCCCTCGTACTGAATCTCGTAGAGGACCTTGCCCTTGCGGGGCCAATCGTACGTGCGCTCCAAATGTTTCGTCGACCACTGGAGCCACGACCCGCACGACTGCGGATCGGTCGGCGGTCCCGTCTCGGGCCACGAGCTGCGCGTACTGATCGTGCCGGCGAAGGCCGCCTTATCGAAGCGGGCCGCGATATTCCCGTTCTTCCAGTCTTCGTTCGAGACCTCAAGCAGCACGTTCCCGGTGCGCTTGCTCATCTCGATCAGTTCGATCAGGTGCTCGGCCTGGCCGGCTTCGTCGTGGTGGCCGCTCGGCGTCTGGATCCACACGGTCGAGCCCGGCACCTGATCGCAGAACGCCGTCAGATGCACGTAGAGGCCCGCGGCCTTCGCGTGCAGCAGCGCCGCTTCGAGGTCGTCGTAGTAGCTCGACGCGAAGAGCCCGGTCAGCGGCGAGTAGTCCGTGTTCGCCCACATCGCAAACCAGCGCACGGTGTTGGCGCCCAGATCGAGACAGGCGCGGTAGTAGTCGTCCACCCAGCCGACTTCGTCACGCGCGTAGAGCTCCGGCGCGCGAAAGGCGGTGACACTGCGGCACTTCCACATCTTCCCGGCCTGCAGAATGCCGACGCCCTGCACGATGAGCGGCGACACCACGCCCGGGGCCGGCGCGACCGTGGTGGCGCCCGGGTCCTGCGATCGGAGCCAGTGCCCGAACTCTAGGAAGGTTGATCCCACGGGCCTCCCCTGGGAATCAGGCCGGTGTAGTGCTCGCGCAGCACGACATAGGCGCCCGGCACGGCGATGAACGTCTCCCAGGCGCCGGGATGGCTGCCCGGGTCGCCCCACTGGTGATCGCCTTCCGGCGTCACCTTCAGCACCCGACCGTCGGGTGCCGTCAGCGAGATGAACGGCCGCCCGTCCTGGCCGGCGTCCTGGTGCGGGCCTTCGATGACTTCCTGCGCGAAAGGTTCTTTCACCTTCAGCGTGATCAGCGCGTGCTTAGGCATCGAGGGACATCCCTTCCCAGCGACGGGTCAACCAAGCGCCCGCGCCCGCCGCCTCGAGCTCCACGTCGGCATCGGGCGCGTCGTCCTTCTCGGTGGGCGGTGGCGCGGCGGAAGACGTCGAAAACGGATCGGCCTGCGCGTCGCGTTTCGCGAGCGCGGACAGGCTGAAGTTCTGCTGCTGGAGGTACGGCGCCTCGCCGCCAGGCACCGGGCCGAGTGCCAGGTACCGCGCGCGCGCTTCGTTCGGCGCCATGCCGCCGCCCTTGATCGCCTCGGCACTCGCCTTGACCAGCGACGACGTATCCATCCGCAAGAGATCATCGAGATCGAACTCGGTCCCGATCGGCCGGCCGCTGGCGTTCTTCGTCATTTCGAGCCCGTCGTCGAGGAGCAGCTCGATGCACTCGATCAAGTTCTGCAAGCATTGCGAGTAGTACTGAATCTGGAGTGATTCCGGATTCGTGTTGGCCGGCATCGGCGCGAGCCCGACGAGGTACGGCGGGACGTGGAACGCCGTACACGCATTGACGCCGGTCCAATTCAACTGTTCGATGAGCTGCGAGTCGGTGGCACTCATCGCCATTTCTTTGTAGCTGAGCCCGTCACTCAGCACCGCGACCGCGCCGTAGTTGTCGCCGCCGTACGCTTGCTGCCAGACGGTTTTGATCTCGTCGATCTTCTCTTGCGGCACCGCGCCGGGCGCCGTCACGATGCCCGACGGGACCGCGCGATTCGAGAAGAACTTCGCCGAGTTGCTCTGGATCTCCAGGCCCTGGAGCGCGGACACGCCGCAGGCGTAAATCGGCGACACGCCGCACAGCGGGTGATAGAGCGGAATCATCACGTCATGGATGATTTCCGACTGCGGCACGGTGACGTCGTCGGGGACTTGCGACAGCAGATCGCGTTTGACCTGGTAGTAGACGCCACCATCGGGCGCGACGAGCGGCGTGACGCACGTCGGGTCGAGAATGTAGAGCGCCGTCACGACGCCGCGCTGGTCACGTTGCTTGATGACGTAGGTGTTGCCGTGGATGAGCTTCGACGTGATCCACTGCTCGTAAAACTTAATTCTGTTTTGATACCGATTCGGTTTGCGGAGCACCGGCGTGTGCGCGGTGTTCTCGGTCTCCTGCCAGATCCCGTCGTCGTCCTGTTCGACGAGCCGAATGCGGAGTTTCCCAATATCGGACGCGATCAGCGTAATGCAGGCGTAGACGGCCGCATGGGCGAGGACCGTCTCGGCGGTCGCGGTGACGTTCTGCTGCCACGCGCCCGGGTACGACTCCCGGACGATGGGCCACCAGCCGCCGCCGCCATTCCGGCCGTCGACCGCACTGAGGCTCTGGCCCGCGACGCCTGCGCGTCGGAACCGGAGCGTCAGCCCGAGAGTCTTCCACCACGCCACTCACGCCTCCGCTTCGAGGTCCCGGCGCTTGTACCGGCGTTTGCTCTTGGGGGTCTCGACGACCGGGGCGGTCGGGGGCCGTCGCGTCAACGAGACCAGGCCATGCCGCGCCGCCGCCGCCGCATCAATCGGCGTCATCGTCACCAGTTCCCCGGCCCGCAGCCCGCGGCCCTGGTAACTGAACGCCGCCCGCGCTTGCACGACGACCGTCTTCATCGCTACGACCCGGTCGAGCCGCCCCAGGCGACGTCTTCCATGTAGACCACCGCGCCGGCCGCGAGTTTCTTCCAATTGATAAACCGTTCGGCCCTCAGGGCGATCGAGTTGGTCTGCCACATCGAGACCAGCGTCGTGTTCGCGGTCGGCACGCCGCTGTCGCCGGCCGGCGTGTCACTCATCTCGAGCGACGCCTCGCGGCTCGCCTCGACACTCACCGAACCGTCGTCGGCCAAGCCAATCGCCTTCGCGTTGAGCGCGATCACCATGTTCCCGGCGCCCGCGGTGTGCGCGTACTGCGAGGCGATGACCGGAATCCCCTGGAGCGTGCCGCCCGTGAGCCCGACCGACGCGAACTCGGGTTGACCGAGCGAGTTGCGGAGCATCGAGAGCGCGAGCGCCTGCGTGTTCGGCATGATCAGCACGAGATCGCCGACGTTCTGATTCGTGGTGACAAACGCGCCGAGGAGCGCGCCGAGATCCGCGCGGATGTCGTCGGCCGTCGAGCCGGAACTCACGATCGGCGTGACGCCATTGGTGATCGAGGCCGGCGACACGTTCGAGACTTCGGCCTTCGCCGGGTCGATGAAGTCGATGTCGAGCCGCTCCACCAGCGCATCGCGCAGGCCGTCGCGGATGAGCGCCTCGGCCGACGGCGTCGAGAAGCGCGCGAGCTCTTCGGTCAGGACCGAGATCGCCGCGACCTTCGTGAAGCCGAGCGTCGTCCGGCTGAACGTGAACTTCGTCAGCGGCTTGCTCTTGCCTTCCCCGGTCCAGTAGCCCAGCCCGCCGGACGTCTGCCCGGCGATGGCGACGTTGAACGGCACATTGCGGAGTTCCGGCACGCCGCCGGTCCCGAACTGGCCGATGATCGTCTGCGGCCGGAGCCACGCCAGGAACTCCTGGCTCAGGTTCGTCGGGTCCATCAGGTTGGCCGTGTTGACCGTCGTGTGCGCCGGCACCGCCGCGCGCTCGAGGTACTGGAGCACCCGGCTGTTGTCCGGGTACCGCGCCTTGGCCACCGCGAGCGGCGACCACTGGCCCTGGCTCTGGAACGCGACGACCTTGCACATGACCGCGCGCGCGAACTCGATGCCGGCCGGCAGGTTGTCGCGCACGAAGATCGGCGACGTGCGCGTGATCTCGCCGGTACGCGAACTGGCGGCCATTGCCGTCGACGTCCCAGCCACCGGCTGCGCCGCGGCGCGGTTGGTCGCCTCGAGCACGTTGAGCCGCGCCAGGTGCTTGTCGAAGCTGGCGATCTCCTGTTCAGCCGCGTCGTACTCGGCCGATTCGGCCTCGTCGAGCGTGCGGCCGGTCGCGCCGGCGGTCGTCATCAGGTCGGTCATGCGCGCGGCTTTCGCCGTCCGCATCGCGGTGAAGGATTGGATCTGCTCGAGTGTCGTTTGGGTACCAGGCATCGGTGTGCGACTCCTCAGATACGGCGCGTCAACCGCGCGGATAACGTCGATGCGCGCGTCGGCATTGGCCGGCACGGCGACGAGAGACAGCTCGAGGATTTCGATCTTGGTGAAGCGGAGGCCGCCGGACTTCATCAACTCCACGCCGCCGTCGAGCGCGCGGAAGCCAATCGAGACGCCGCGAATCAGCCCGGCCTTAATGGAATCCCACGCCTCGTCGACCCGCGTACGGAGCGACCCGGCCGTGGGAATCGTGGGGAGCGTGGCGCGAAACTGGATCCCCGCGTCGCTGGCGTCTTTGAGCGCGACCGTGCCGACCGGCAGCCGCGCGTCGTGAAACAGCAGAAGTGGGAGGGGATTCGCGAACGTGGCGCCCTTCGACTCGATCACGTCGCCCATGCGATCGGTCGTCGGCGTCGTCGCGACCCCCTCGAGACTGCGGAGCTCCGCGTCGAGCCCCTTGACGTCCAGCACCGAATAGGCGCGATAGACCACGGACCGAAAGTGTGCGGCCCAATCGGCCGGCGGCGAGTTTTCCAGTAGCGAAACTACCGCGGGGGCCGAAGCGCACTCAGCAGCGTCCGGCGGATAAACGCCGAGACCGAGAGGCCGCGCGCCTGGGCGGCGGCGATGAGGCGATCGTGATCCGGCGCCGCGATACTCGTGGAGACCGACGACCGCGGTTCGGGCGCGCGCGGGCGGCCCGGTCGGCGCGGGCTGTCCGGGTCGGGCGCGGGGGAATCCGGATCGGTCATCACCGGCCCCCAAGCACAAACACGGAATACTGCGGCGGCGGGGCGGCAGTGGCCGCCAGCATCTTGAGCGCCATCAGCGCCGCCACGACGCCGTCAATGCGCTTGCCGCCGGTCTTCGGTTTCACCGGCCGGATCCGGCCGCCGTCGTCGGTCTTGATCGCGACGTTCTCGACGTGATGGCGGAGCACCCGGTGCCCGCCATGCGTGACCCGGCCGGCTTTCACCAGCGCCTCGAACACCTGGGCGGGTTCGGATAAGTGGGTGTAGTTCTGGAGGACCTCGGCGACCTTCAGGCCCGCGCGATCGCGGAGTGACGTCGCCAAGTCGGTCGCAAACGCCGGGTCATAGCCGATGGTCGACTGCTTCAAGCGCGGGAAGCGCGGCACGATCTTCGTCACGATGTCCTGGTAAATCCGCGAGTAGTCGATGACGCCGCCTTCGGTCGCGGTCACCAGGCCGTCGGCCACCCACTGGCTGTACGGCACGCCGTCGCGCTGCTCGCGCTCGTGCATGGTGTCCTTCGGGATCCAGAAGAACGGCACCAGCGCGATCGCGTAATTCAAGTCGACCGTCTTCGGCGCCGGCGCCTCGGCGTCCGCGAGCGCGACTGGCAGCGGTTCCGCCACGGGAAAGCGGAAGGCGACGGTGAGACACGCGAGGTCGTACTTTTGCGCGAGGTCGAGGCCGGCCGCGACGGGCGCGGTGCGGAGGACGTCGTCACTCGGCAGCGTGTCGCCGACCGCGTCCCACCACGCCAGCGGCAGCCAGGCCGTCGCCTGATTCGTCCAGACGTTGCAGTGAAAGCGCAGGAAGTCGTTGAGCTTGCGCGGTTCGGCCGCGGCTTCGGCGGCTTCGCTCGCGAGCGCCTGCGCCTGGATGGTGATGCCGTGCCCGGGATTGACCCGCGCCCACGTCGACGGCGCTTGCCAGTCCTCGTCGTCGCGCTTCTCGAAGATCACCGGCAGACACGTCGGATCCGCAATCGTGCCCGAGAGGACTTTCTTGCTGTAGTCATACTCCTCGAAGCAAATCCCCTCGTCGTCGGTGCCCGCGTGCGTGATCAGAATCATCAGCGGCTGCCGCCGCTTCACCATCGACTTCTTGAACGCCTCGTACAGGTCCCGATTGGGCTGGCCGTGGAACTCGTCGAAAATCACACAATGCGGCCGGAACCCGTGCTTGCTCGCGGCGTCCGCACTGAGCACCTGGTACGTCGATCGTGAGTCCGGGTGATAGATCGCGTCGCGCCACACTTCGCACATGTCGGCAATGATCGGCGCGTCCTCCACCATCACCTTCGCGTTCGTGTGCACGACGCGCGCTTGCTGCCGGTCGACGGCCAGCGCGTAGACTTCAGCCGCCGGCTCGTGGTCGCAGAGCATCATGTACAGGCCGGTGCCGGCTGCCCACGGCGACTTGCCGCCGCCCTTGGGAATGAAGGCAAACAGTTTACGGAAGCGCCGCAGCCCGTCGCTCGTCCGCTTCCAGCCGAAGAGCGGCTTCGTCAAGAGCAGCTGCTGGTACGGCAAGAGCTGGAACGGGCGGCCGGCGAACTCGCCAATGTGGTGATGGAGGCACTCTCGGAAAAAGTCGCAGGCGCGATCGGCCTCGACGCTGTCGTAGTAGTACTGCCCGTTGAAGGACTCCCACCGATGACGACTCGGCACGTAGCGCGCCGGCAATTCAATCGTCACGCCCGGCCAGCGAGACGTCGGCGGCGGGCCTTTGCCCCACCAGCCGCCATCCTTCGACGGGCGGGCGCTACGCCGGCTTGCTGCGAGGACGTGCGCCAAAGAACTTGTCCTTCTGGTCGGCGCTCTGATCCTTCGGGACCGAGATGCGCGCCCGTGAGACCGGGGTCAAGCCGAAGTCATTGAGGAGCGCCCGACACTGCGACGCGAGCTGATTCGCAATCGCCACATACGGCGAGACGATCGCCGCCTTACTCTTGCGCCACGCCAGCACCGACCCGTGCGCCTGGAGCTCGCGCTCGGCCTGCTGCCAGCGGGCAAACATCCGGCAGTAGATCACCAGCGCCGCCTGGTCCGCTTCGGTCAACACCCCGAGCCGCTGGAGCATCGGCGCCGTCGCCACCCAGGCCGCCACAGCGTCGGGTTCGTTGACGAGAAACGCCGGGACCGCGAGGTCGACGACGGGCGCCGGCGCCGGCTCGTCGTCTCGAATCTTGTGCTGGCCCGGATTGCCGCGCGCGATCTTGAGCACCGCCGGGACCGGCTTACGTCCGCGCATGGTCCCCTTGCCTTTCTGAGGCCGTCATCCCAGGGTCAGACCCGGACCCCGGGGCCTAAAAACGCCGTCGCAATACCTCCGACGAACATACGCGAG